TAGACCAAGTGTGACCGCCATCGTCAGACCAACGTAACATGGCCTGTGGGTCGTTACCTTGTCCAACAACAAGCCCCACGCCTGACTCAGACTCTAGTTGCAGACTGTGTTGCGCTGTGCGTCGTAAGTTGTTTTGACCGCTAGGCAGCGCTCTCCATGAGCGTAACCATTTTTGTTCATCGCCATTATCGGCGTAAACGTCTAAATCAAACTTGTAGATGTTGCCATTTTCATAGTCGCCTACAAGTGTTGTGGATTGGAAGTTGCACTGACAATTTGAACGGTGACGTGTAAACTCACCGTTAGTTAAGTAGGCACGTTCATGCCACGCGCCTGTAGCGACATCGTATACCCATGTGGCATTGCCGGTAGGGAACGATATAACGTAGAACGCATGGCCTTCTTGTTGGTATGTGTAAGCCACAGCGTCGGATATGTCGGTGTAACCTTGCACAGCGTATTCGATAGCGTGTGTGGACACGCGTTGTGCAGCGTAGCCGTTAGACCTGTAAATAACGCCGAAGCCCCGTGGGTCGTTGCCTAGCCAAAACAATGAGTTATCTAGCTTTGCTACAGAATAAGGTGCGATACAGCCTGTCTCGTTAAACGCACCTTGAATTGGTATCAACGGGAAATCGGTAGCACCGGAGTCATACCAAACCTCTGTCGTGTCCGTACCGAATACCCATAGCTCACGGTGGATAGAGTTAACGGCTACAACGCCGTCAGGTGAACCCTCAGCACTAGCAAAGTCTAGCGGATCAACGGATGTACCGTCTAAAAGCTGTGTAATCCATATCTTTTGGCTGTCAGGCTCGTTATACACAAAATACCCATCAAGGTAGGTGACAGTGCCTGCGCCAGTAAAGTCAGGGTCTGTAATTTCAGCAAATACGTCTGTCACTTCATTGTAGATGTAACCTTTAGGGTTGGCTGCAATGAACATTTGTATGCCGTTATCGGCAAACGTGACTGGCCCAGTGCCTGCTACTTCACCGATGTACTCGTAAGTATAGTCGGTGTTGATGCGGTAAAAACCTGTGCCTGATACGCAATACGCATCGGTGCCATTGGTTTGATGCGCCCATAGGCCACGAATAGGGCCTGTGCCTATGGTAGCTAACTTGGTTAAGCCAGGCGCACGATTAAGATAGCCTATCTCAAGACCATTCTCAGGCGTAGCTTCAGGAAACAAGTTAACCATGCGGTTGTCCGCAGCGTTAATTGAACGAGCTACATAAGATTGACCAAGGATAGGCGTTTTCATTAATAGTTACCTGCAAAAATATTAAAGCGTTGACGAGTGCCTACAATGCTGTAAGGCAAGGACATGATGTCGTCAGGATTATTAATACGTTTCAAGTTACGTTTAGATGTCATAGCAATACGTTGCACAGTAGGAGATGGCTCTACGCCAAACTCAGGTGCAATCTCACAGGCTAGGTTGTATTTAAACGCACGTAGATAGCCTGGAGGGAAATGCAAATTAGTCGCTAATGTTGCGGGTTGGGTTAATTCTTCTACCGATACAAAGTGCCACTCTAGGACTTTTGTAGGTTTTGGGTATACATACATCTCAACATCAGGGTAAGTCATGTTTACCCATATCACTTGTGGGTAGGTAGACGTTACTGTTTTAACCGCAATACCATTGTATTGTTGTTGGTTAATAAATTTAATGCCAAAAGAAATACCGCTTGATGGATCTCTAAAGTATGTGGAGTCATCAAATAGTATTGGGCGGTTGCCTACAAAGTCACCGGTAGGGCCTAGCGTTCTTGACAACACATTAGGTGGCCAGCTAAACACTTGGTCTTGGGTTGAGAACACGGACAAACGCTCTGTGTTCCAGCTATCAATCATTTGATTTAACGCAACTAATGCGTCTTGTGAGGTTGCGGCAGATGGAGTTTCGCCTTCGGCTAATATGCCAAGTAATCGTAACGCTCCATTAATTTGATCGCCTGCGGTAGTGGCCATAATACGGCTCCTTATTCTTTTCTACGTCGTTTGACATCCAGCGTATTGACGGGAGCCGCTTCAGCTTCAATTTTAGCTGGCGTATCAGGATTATACTCTATCCATCCGTTTTGTGCATCAGCTTCTGCTTCTTGTTCCATGTTAGCTACTTTAGTACCATGAACAGGGTGTCTTAAATATATGATTGGCATGTGTTTTCCGATAGATAAAGAGGAGGTTTTTAGGCCTCCTCTTTTACTTAAGCAGTAATGCCTAAGTTTTTTAATACAGTTCGTAATGCGTTAATTGCAGTTGCTAATTCAGTACCAGACGCAGTATTTGTTACTGCGGTGATTGCACTAGCTTTAACAATGGGAGTAGTACCGTAAAAACCGATAGTACCGCCTGATTTGCCAAGTATAGCGCCATCTAATTGCTGGTCTTCGTATGCAACACCGATAGGTTTGGTATTAGGCATAATAGTTCCTTTTTAAAATTCCGCCCCGAAGGGCGGAGTTATTACATTTTATTACGTTAAGCTACAACAGCAAATTGCCATTTTGCACCATCAGAAATAAACAACTTGCCTACGCCAGTAGCATTAGTAGTAATGCCAATAGAGCCTTTAACGGCAGTTGTTGTAGTGGTGTTAGCAGTAACTGCTATGTCTAAAAAGTAAATGCCAGCACCTGTAGATGCTGTAATAGTGTTGCCACCAATTAATTTAGCTGCATTGACGTTACCGTCACTAAATTGGTATGGGCCTGATCCGTTTGCTAGTGCCATGATAAATTCCTTTTTGAATAGATTAAAGAACCCCCACCGAAGTGGGGATTATTTAGACTAACCCCAAATACGGGCAGCCATTTGTGGACGAACAGCGCTGTAGCCATATAGAACGTCAATACGGCAAGGTAAGCGGTCATTGTTGATGTCATATTGACGGACAACACGTAGAGAGATACCGTTGTGTACTTGACGTGAAGCCATATCAACACCTTGTGGTAATAACAAGTCAGCAGTTGCAAAAGTGATTGCATCTTTGTGGTATACCAAGTTTTGAGCGTATTGAGTAGAAGCTGCACCAACAAAGGTAATAGCCGCGCCGTCTTGTGGGAAGGCGTTGATAGTTGCCAAAGCGTTAGCTGGAGTGTACATAGCTGGTGAAACAGCGATGTTAGTCCAAGCGCCACCTGAAGCAGTGTTAGCCGCAGTTACAGTGAATTGTTGTAATGAACCAGTTGACTCACGCGTTTGTGGGTTAACAGCGTACACGCCAGCAACAGTGAACACATCACCTACAGTAACTGTAGCTGAACCTGTACCACCATCGATGCTAATAGTAGATTGACCTTCTGTAGAGATAGTGCCATTTACTAAGATAGTATCGCTAGTAGAACGAGTACCAGTAGTATGTTGTTTGATAGATTGAGACATGTTGACTTCTTCGAAGCCAAGAACGCCCATGCCCATCATACCGTTACGGAATTGACGTGAAACAGTGTCAGTTGGGTTGAACAAACCTTTCATGCCTTCAACTAGGCCCGCGTTGGCAGCAGGGTTAACTGTTGCGTAACGTGGAGACATAACAGCAGCACCTTCGTTTAGTTTTTGTTGAGCTTGCAACAATACTAATGAAGTAGCAGGAGTAGTGCCTGGAGTACCTACTGAGTTGTAGATTGCTTGGTATGAGTTAGCAACGTCTGCATCAACGCTAGAAGCCAATTGTGAGATACGTGGTTTCAATACACGTTCTGCAAAATCGTCTAATTGCATTGTTAATTCAGCAGATGTGAAGTTAACGCCAATGTGTTTTTGTGAAGCAACGGTCAATGTTGTGTATTGTTCGTTGTCATCTTGCACTTGTAAAGCCGCGCCGTCAGTTACTAAAGCACGATCCGGTAAACGGATACGCAATGTAGAACCAATTTTAGCGCCTTCAACGGCAAAAGAATCGTCGTATTGACGATTTACGTTACGTGTGATCACAAGGTTATTCTCTAGGATTTCTAGGGCTTTACGAGTGATCATATCAATGGTTAAGATTGAGTTTGACATGATATTTCCTTATTAAAAGTTAGCGGTTTCTTTTCGCTTCCCATGCCTTAGCTTGTCTAGCTCTTTCGGCAGCAATCCAATCAGACGTTGACATTGACTTCATTGACCTAGGGTCAGTCGTGTCGTACGCTGGTGAACCGTTACCTTTAGCCGTGACAGGCGAAATAGGCGCAGGTGCGCTAGTTGTTTTCTTAA